TGTCCGTGACAAAACACAAAAATAGTTTCATTCAGACAATATGTGTTATACTCATCGAATGTGTACTACTGTGAAGCGAGCCATGTTCTGCACTCGTAACGGCGAAAAGCACATTGAGAACCTCGATAAAGTCTGCGTACTTGTCGGGCGTTTGAAAGGACTCACGGAGTCCGAGTATCTCGATCTATGTGCTATTAACCGGCTGGAAAATGCACGAGCGTTAGAGATGGCAAAACACTACCCGGCTCACTGAGTTAAGGGTAATAACAGGCCGAAAAGGTCACGGGGCTTCTTGCCCCTCAAAAAAAGGGATGGGTCATGTACGAGCAAGAAATGTTTAACAAGAATCCGGGCTTAGTAATTGGCGCGGTTATCTTATTTATCACTGTGTTGGGCATCGTAGGTAATGCCGACATGGAGGAAGAGATCAGCCAGCAAGACTTCTACTGTGAGAACGTCGCCATGTGGATTGACTCCAATGGTGAGAACGGTCACCCAAACTTCCGAGGTGTAGACTGTGAAGCTGTCCTATAACGAAGTGAAGCGGGCCTCAGAGATGGAGATGGAAGGCGTTGGGATCTGGGCCATAGCTCTACTGTTTGAAGTACACGATGACACAATGAGGCGTTACCTGCGTAACTATGAGCGATACGGGAAGTCATATTGGACACCCTATCCAACTGAGGTAAGTGATGCCTGATCAACGTGGTAAGCTAGACAAGGAAACTAGGGATAGACACTTTCCTGAATTGAATGGCGGGAAAGGATCAAGAGCACGTAAGTCAACAGCAGAAAGTCGGAAGGCATACGCTGATAACTGGGATAGGATATTCGGTGGCAAAGACAAGAGCGCAACTTAACCGAGAGACACGCCAAGCCGAGATGCGTAAGAAGATTGAAGCATCTGGGTATGAAACGCATGTCCATGAAGTTGTTAAGAAATTGCTAAATCCGGAGTTAGAGTTTGACTCTATTGAAGTCCAGCGTATGAAGTCTGCGGCTGACTTGTCTATCAAGATGATGGCTAAGTTTATGCCAGACCTAAAATCCACTGAGATCACCGGCCCTGATGGTGGTGATTTAGTCATTCAGATACAGCGCAAGCGATTCGATGGCGACGATTGAGTATGTAATGAAGCCGCAAGGCAAAGTGCTCGAAGAGTTTGCAGACTGTCGGGCCCGTAACTCATTCATCATGGGGCCACTAGGCTCCGGCAAGACAGTGCAAGTTATCCTCAAGTTCCTAGAGCTGATGTGCGAACAGGCGCCAGTGACACGGGAGACGCATCCTAACTACGGCGTAAGGCTTTCGAGGATCATTGCGGCACGTAACACCTACAGCGAACTATTCTCGACCACGATCAAGGATTGGCTTGAAGTGCATGGCGAGCTGGGTGAGTTCAAGCAGGGCAACAAGGAACCGCCTACACACAGGATTCAGTTCAAGTTAGAGGATGGCACGACGGTGCGCTGTGAGGTCATCTTCATCGCCTTTGATCGCCCTGATCACGTCAAGAAGGCGCGAGGTATACAAACTACATGGGTGTGGCTAAACGAGGCTAAGGAGCATTCCAAGAGCGTTGTGGATATGCTCGATCTGCGTTGCGGTCGATACCCGTCAATGAAAGAAGGTGTACGCCCTACACATTACGGAATGATAGGAGACTCGAATGCTCCAGACGAAGATCACTGGTATTACCGATTGGCTGAGGAAGATCGCCCAGAAGATTGGAAGTTTCATCGACAACCGGGCGGTGTCTATCGGGAGGGAGATGGTTGGTATCTCAACGAAAAAGCAGAGAACCTTCAGAACTTACCTGAAGACTATTACCGACGCGGACTCCAAGGTAAGACAGATGATTGGATCAAGGTTAACTTGGCTAACGAGTATGGCTTCGTGTCCAGTGGTAAGCCAGTGCATCCTCTCTACACAGATTCTATTCACTGTCTTGGCGATCATTACACTCCTAATTCTGACACCCCTGTTGTGCTTGGTTTCGATTTCGGTCGTACTCCCGCTTGTGCTTTCATACAACGTGATGCGCTGGGTCGCTGGATTTGTTTCGACGAATTCTGCATGACTGATTCCGGGGCGGTGGACTTTGCTCCAAGCCTGAAGCGTTACATTGACGCCAACTACCCGAAGTTCAAGTTCCGTGGCTGGGGCGATCCCTCTGGCGACAACAAGAATCAGGCCAATGCTGATACACCATTCAAGATCATGCGAGCGGCAGGAATACCCTGTACGCCAACACTATCGAACGATCCATCATTGCGACGTGCGGCGCTTGAACTACCCATGAAAGAGTTGTGCATGGATGGCAAGCCACGATTCCTAATCAGCCCGAAGGCGAAGATGATACGCAAAGGGTTACAAGGTGGGTTCTGTTACCGGCGCATCCAGGTGTCGGGCGAGAAGTACACCGATGAGCCAGACAAGAACGAATACTCGCACCCGGTCGAGGCATTGGAGTACGCATTACAGGGCGAAGGTGAAGGCCGTCAAGCACTAACCAACCTACATACGCAGAACAGACAACCACGACAAGCACAGGTGAAGTTCAGTGTCTTCTGATATTGCATACGTAGCATTCTGCATGGATGACGGGCCGCATTGGTGGTCATGGATGCTACACCCAGAGATCAAGCACTGTTATGTGGTTATCCCGCACAATGGGCAATGGCTCGCTTTAGGCAAATCAACGGAAGGTTTGGAGCTAATGATGGTGGAAAACATTAGCGATGTAGTCGAGAATGATATTCTGATAAAATCCGAGATACGTCGGCCAAAGCGCGGACTATTTATGTTGAACACTTGTGTTGGTTATACAAAACAAGTGCTAGGAATCAATAAGCCGTTCATCTGGACGCCTTATCAACTGTATCGGTATTTGGAGAAGCAGAATGTCGGGTAAGTTTGGATTGACGAAGATGATGCGCGGCCAGATAGGTCTATTGCGGGGCAAAAGTTTCCGCAAAGAAGCTGATCTCAAGCGCACTGGCCGAGAGTCTGAGCGTTATCGCAGAGAGCAAGGCCGTAAGCGACCATCTTTGTTGAGCTATGACGGCAAAGAATTTACACGTAATGGGCAACCATTCACCCCATCGACGAGGTTAAATGACTAATGAAATCACCGAAAGCACCTAAGCCCACAGCACAGCAACTCGCTGTTGAACGTCGTCAAGCGGCGGCATTGGATGAAGAGATCCGAGAGCAGGAAGAGCGTTTCAAGGCTATGGCTCGCGGCAAGCTAGGCACTAAGTCACTGTTAGGTGGCGTACCTCGCAGTCGTGCTGAAGCCGCAGGTACAGGCGCAGGACGTGCCGCACCAGCTCGCACCATGCTCGGTACTGGCGGTAGCACTGGTCGTGTTGCACCTCGCGGCATGGGCGGCGGATCACGCTCTGGCCCATACGGCGGCATAAATATTCAACGTGTATAGGTAAACCGTATGAGCTTGCCACCCCATCTAGGCTCGATCCAAGATATCAAGGAACGAGAAGCCAAGGCATTCAACACTCAAGCAATGTGGCACGACCAATTGCAGGATGTGTATGAATATTTCCTACCTCAGCGCAACTTGTTTGACCGTGAAGACAAGGGACAGAAGAAGATGGATAAAATCTTCGACTCGACCGCGTTGACGGCTATCCAGCAGGGCGCGAGCAAGCTACAAGAGAACATCGCACCGATCATGTCTCGCTGGGCTACCTTCCAGCCTACCGAGGAAATAGTCCGTCTTGTCGAATCAGGGCAGTTTGATGTGTCTGAAGAAGACATCCGGGCGAACTTAGACAAGCAGTGCGAGATCGTATTCGACTATATCAACCGATCTAACTTTCATACGCAGTTCTATGAGGCGGCGCTTGATCTATTGGTAGGCACAGCCACCATGAAGATCGAGGAAACAGACGACGAAACCAACCCTATTTGCTTCAACACGATCCCGCAGAAGGGCATTGCGTTTGAAGAGGGTCCATACGGTAACGTTGAGACGCATTGGCGGCGCTTTGAGGTCAAGGCTCGCTTGTTAGAGCGTATGTGGCAGGGCTTTGAGGCGTCTGAGAAAGTCCGAAACATGATTGAGAACAGCCCTAACACTGAGGTGAAGGTGTACGAGGGCGTCATATTCGATCCAAAGGACAAAAAATACTACGGATGCCTATGGGTGAATGGTGAAAGCCGCTTCTCATGGACTGAAGACTTCGGCGTATCAAGCCCTTGGGTCACTGGTCGCTACACAAAGGTAGCTGGTGAGGTGCGAGGCCGTGGTCCAGCGATGCAAGCACTGCCCGATGTGCGCTCATTGAACAAGGCGAAAGAGTTTGTTTTGCAAAAAGCCGCAATAGATTTGGCAGGAATGTACACAGCTACTGACGACGGCGTGACCAACCCGTACAATATGGTCATTGCACCGGGTGTCGTGATTCCAGTCGGATCAAACAACACCAACAACCCTTCAATTCAACGTCTCGATACAGGATCGAACCTTGCTCTCGCACAATTTGAAATTGTCGAGCTACAAAACGCGATTAAGTTGGCGCTGTTTAATGATCTGCGCGATCCTGCTGGCCCTGTTCGCTCCGCCACTGAAGTTGCTATTGAGTCCCGAGAGCTTGCAAAGCGGATCGGGTCGGCGTTCGGGCGACTCCAGACAGAAATTCTCGTACCAATACTCAAGCGTGTCGTCGCAATATTGACGCGACGCGGATTGATCGTACCTATCGAGCTAGAAGGCCGGGATGTCACTGTCAAATTTACGTCACCTCTTGCAAGAGCGCAGGATGGCGAGGATCTGTTAGCTGTTCAGCAGGCTGTTCAGTTCGTATTGGGTACGTCTGGCCCTGAGCAAGTACAGATGGCCTATAAGACCGAAGACTTCGGCACATGGGCGGCAGAAAAGACAGGGATGCCAGCAGAATTGGTTAGGTCTGAGATCGAGAAACAGCAGATCATCCAAGCTGGCGCACAAGCCCAAATGATGCAACAACAACAAGAGGTTCCAGCAGAATGACGTTTTGGGTAGTCAGAAATAAGTGGTTCCCGATCAAGTATCACGGCATCGTGTTGTGGCCTTTCGTGTTTATGCGCCCGTACAAGAACGATAGACAGACACGCGTTCTGTTCCGGCACGAGCTACAGCACTGCTATCAGATCAAACAGCGTGGCGTCATTGGCTTTTATGTGCGCCACTTATGGTTATTGATGAAGCATGGTTACTGGAACCATCCCGACGAGATTGAGGCTCGGGCGAATCAAGTAAATATGCTGACGCCAACCGAACATAAATGGTATGAGAAGAACAAAATAATTTTATGACATGGGAAACAATTGAGGGCCAAGGCCCGGACGCTAAGAAACAACAGGCAGAGATAAGGGAAAAGCAGGCTGAGTTATCGAAAGCCTATGCACGTTGTTTCAATACCGATGACGGTCAGAAGGTTTTAGAAGACCTGACCCGTCGATTCCTCTTTGATAACGCTACCGCCTTATCAAGCCAGAACGTCGCGTATGAAGCGGCGTATCACAATGGCGAGGCGGGTGTTATTCGCATGATCATCCACTACATACAACAAGCTGAACGACTATGACTGAAGAGACTAAGAAGCGTGGGCGCAAAGCAAAGCCCAAGTACGAGGTTGTCTGCGATGAAATGGCGCACCTCAATTCTATTAACTTCGATATGGATTGGCTTGGCACACTAGCCGACCAGTATCAGTTCGATAAGTTCGAGTATTTGCATAAGTTTCGTGCGTTTCGATGCTACAAGGCTGGGCAACACGTTGATTGGATCGACGTTAACGATGTTGCTTTGCTGAATGGCAAGCGAAGGCTTGAGGAAATACGTCTCAGACACCAACCCCTAAGCCCTAAGAGGGCGATCATTCAATATCCTTGGAGATAATCATGGAAGAACAGGCCGTAGATACAAACGATACCCTGACATCATTAGTTGATGCCGCTGAACCCACATTGGGCGAGGGTGAATACTTCTTATCTGACAACGTGAAAGGCGTTGGCGAGATGCCCGAATGGTACAAAGCCGACAAGTACAAGTCAGTCGCAGAGCAGGCGAAGGCATACACCGAACTAGAGAAGAAGTTTGGTGGCTTCACTGGCGCACCAAAGGACGGTTATCAGGTTTACGATGGCGTTGAGTCTGACGATGCGTTGTGGAACGAGCTGGTCGAGTTTGGCAACAGTACGAATATGTCTCAGTCTGCGTTGAATCAGGCATGGGAGCTACTGACAGCACAGGAGCAAGCCATTGAAGAAGTCTCTGTTGAGGCAGAGATGGCAAAGCTGGGTGATAACGCTGTTGAACGCATTAAGGTTGTTGAGCAGTACATGAAGAACAATCTCGACGCCGATACATACGAAGAGCTTCGCTACGCTGTGAACAGTGCTGAGTCTGTGAAACTGATCGAGGCGCTGATCAAGTCAACGGCCCCTGCAAAGCTACCGATTGATGGCTATGTCGAACCCGGTGGCATCGAGTGGGCAGACATCGAGGCAGAGATGTTCCGTAAGGATGAGAACGGCAATTTGCTTCGCTCTGTTGACATGAATCACGAGCGTAAGATCCAGCGCATGATGAAAGAGTTTGGTGGTGATAAGCCTTACGTTCAGACGTTTGGCTAACCCACATTCAAATATATTTTTAGGTGGTGTTTTGCACGTTGTTTAGTGCATAATAGTTGAACGGTTATTTCTGTTTGCGCAGTCCTTCGGTAACCGTAATACCTTGGGTTTTGGTATCAAATGGCTGGATATTCCCGTATCCGCCACTAAAGGTACTGGGCGGTGCAACGCCCAGTGCCTATCTTTCCTAACTGTTTTCATAGATCGCTAATAAGTGATATCATCGGCGAATCGGATACCCCTTCTTTTAGGCCCGGTAGTTTAGGTTGAACGACTGACCGGCTATCGGGTACTCAGTCCAAAACCTCTAAATCATTGTTATCAACTTTGACAACGAGGAGACTGAATCATGTCAAAGAATCTTTCGGCAGTTGCCGTACAAGAGTTTGACAGCATGGTGAAGCAAGCATACCAAGGTATGGGAATGCTCAAGCCTGCTGTTACTGTCCGCAATAATGTTGTGGGCGACATCTACAAGTTCCGCCGTATGGGTAAGGGCTTGGCTAACCAAAAATCTACTTCTGATCTCGTCACTCCAATGGACGTTACTCATGAGTTCAAGAATGCGACTCTCGCAAACTGGAACGCACCTGAGTACACCGACATTTTTGACCAGCAGGAAGTAAACTTTGACGAGAAGCAAGAGCTTGCGAACACTATCGCTGGCGCTCTTGGCCGTCGTTGTGACCAGCTTGTTATTGACGCAATGGATGCTTCTACTCCGCTGACTACTACAATCGTAGAGGGTGGCACCAATTTGACAATGGCGAAGGTTATCAGCGCGCAGGTTGAGCTTCGCGATCAAGGCGTTCCATCTTCTGAGTTGTTTGCTGTTATCGAAGCAAACGGTTTGGGCGGATTGTTGAACGACGAGAAAGCAACTTCTGGCGACTATCAAGCTATCAAGGCGCTTGTATCTGGTGAGATCAACACATTGTGTGGCTTCCAGTTCATCGTTCTTGAAACTCGTACTGAGGGCGGCTTGACTGAAGCGGCTGACATTGTTGACTCTTGGTTCTTCCAGCGTCCTGCTGTTGGCTTGGCTATCGGCATCGACATGAAGACCGAAATCAACTGGATCCCTGAGCGTACAGCTTGGCTTTCAAACGGTATGTTGAAGGCTGGCTCTGTTGTACGTGATGAGGGTGGTCTCGTTAAAGTTCAATACGACAAGACTGCGTAAGGAGAAGTAAGTCATGGCATTTGATTACACTAAGCTCTCTCGCATTGGCGGTATGGGCGATGCACAGAAGGTTTACGCTTACGCGTCACCTGATCCAATCGCAACTGTTACTGGTGCGGATTACTTCCTACCAGCTATCAACGAGCTTGAAGTCAACGACATCATTTTCGTAAGCGACTCGGATGCGGCGGCTGTTACTGTCACTTTTGTGAAGAGCAACACCGGCACTGCAATCGACTGCGCTTCCGGGACTGCACTCGGCGACGCCTAAGTTCCACGGCCCCTTCGGGGGCCATTCTAATTCTGGGTGAGTTATGGCGAGTAAGATCGACTTAATTAGCAATGCGCTTATTCTGATCGGGGATACTCCGATTAATTCACTGACAGGTGGATCACGGCGCGAGACGGTAGCCAACAATCTTTACGACAACATCGTCCAAAACGAGCTGACAAAGCATCGTTGGGGCTTTGCACGTAGGAAGGCACAGATATCTCGCTTGACGGATACACCTGTCGACCCTAATGGCTGGAGAAGCATCTACCAGCTACCCACTGATATGCTGTTCTTGATCACTGTGACACCTGATTCCAACTATCAGATATACGGTGACAAGGTTTACAGCAATTCCACCCAAGCCCTATACGCTGACTACATAGCTAACACGCCAGAAGATGAGTGGCCTGTGTACTTTGCAAAGATGATCGAGTACGCATTGGCTATGGACTTCGCGGCAAGCATTAGAGACAGCTCTGCGGCTAGGGGTGAGATGGCAGGAGCCTATGTAAATGCGTCCCGTATGGCGCGATTCACGGACTCTCAGCAGTACCCAACGGAGCAACTACGAAGCAACCCATTCACTAACGTGAGGTTCTAGTGGCTAAATCACGTTACATACAGTCTAACTTTGTAAGCGGTGAACTATCGCCACTGCTGAAAGGCCGCATTGATATCAACCAGTATTATCAAGCGGCTGAGACGGCTGATAACGTGGTGATCGTCCCTCAAGGCGGCTTGCGTCGTCGTCCGGGTACTGAGTTTATTGCGGCGACTACTCGCAATTTAGTACCGCATCCGTATACGGGGACTATGCCCAACGGCGGCACAGCTTCCACGTTAGCTTCTAATGACGCAACGACAACATCGACCACAACACCGATTGGCACGACTAACGACTATGTAGTGATCAAGGCTGACCGGGGCGCGAGCAACTTATCTGAAACTGAGTTTGTCGATATCAGACGCATTAGCCTGTCGTCTGGTACGTCCGATGAGTTTAAGGTGCAGTATTCGGCTGACGATGTGACGTATACCGATGCCGCTGATGTCCCATTGATCGGCACAAGCCCGCAAGACTTCCGTATCAAGGTTGGCTTATACGCTCGTTACTGGCGTCTGGTACGTGTTGGCACGACTGATCTCGGTTCGGCAACGATTACTGCCGCTGTATTCCAAGTGATACAGGAAACCGGTACGGACAGTGACGCCAAGCTGGAAGATTTTAGTATTGAAGATGACCGTCACTATTTGCTGGAGTTTACGCGGGACAATATCGCGGTATTTCGGTCTCAGCTTGTTGGCCTAAACGTCCAGACTACGCGAGTTGCGGACATAAAACCCGCCTATGATTCGACTGTTGACGTTTCGACTGTACGCACAGCGCAGATTGAGAACGTCATGCTGGTGTTCGGCAACTTTGAACCCATGCGAATAGTAAATCTTGGGACTGATGAAGACTGGGTGCTCGATAATATCCCCTTTACAAACATCCCGCAGTTTGATTACGACGATGATCTAAGTCCTACGCCCGTCAATGAAATACAAGTCATGGACATACAGCACGGCGGCGGCACATGGAAGAAAGGCGAGCGGTTTGAAATTGATGTTGAGGGCGTAACGTCTAAGTCAATTACGTTTGCAGGTGATGCAACTGCTGACGAGCAAGCCGCGACTGTTTTTAACATCCAGAAGAATCTCCAAGAGATGCCTGTATTCGGTGAGACGGGTGTATTAGTAGAAAGAATATCGGCATTCACATACAGGATTACGATATCAGGCGAATCGACAAAAGACTTCGAGCTGTTTTCTGCGTATGTGACGGAAGGCTCAACAAGCCACGAAATTGAATTTACTAAAACGCAAACAGGTTCA